GCTTTTACAAGTCGTATGAGTGGTTGAGAGCCAGAGATTACGTTATAACACGGGATAATGGGTGTGATCTGGGGATTATCGGGTACGAAATCTTCTCTGGGCTGCTTGTTCATCACATGAATCCTGTCACTGTAGATGACATCAAGCATGGTGAAGATTGGCTTATTGATCCTCAATATCTTATCACAACATCGCTTCAAACACACAATGCAATCCACTATGGGGATGAAAGTCTCCTTCCTAGAGGTCCAATTGAGCGAAAACGTGGAGATACGACACTGTGGTGAGGAGGGAGAATGTCAGTCATCGACGTAGGACCGGCGAAGATGGATTTGCTCCGTATCCGCGCCGGTGACAAGAACCTATTCAATGTGAAACTCACTGATAGCAGCGGACCTATCAATCTAACCGACTCGGTGCTCGAGGCCCAAGCGCGAAAGACTCCTACCGACGCCGCAATAGCTGTTTCTGCTGTTATTTCGGTTATTGATGCAACGCAAGGAAGATTTGAGATGCGCTGGCCTGGTGAAGCGGTACGAACCGCGCTTGCTGGAGCTGAGAAGTGGAGTGGCGTCTGGGATTTGCAGATTAGCAATGCTGGTGAAGATCCAGTGACGCTGGTAGCTGGAGTATTTACCATCGAATCGGACGTGACTCGAAATGAGTGACAAAACTGATGTAACGATTGATATAGACACTCAAAGAATTGACGTTGTTCAAGAAGAAACCGAGTTGAACGTTAGTTTAGATACTAAAATAGTCGATATTTCCAAGCCAGACATCGACATAAGCGTGGATGTGCTCAAGCCTCCGAACGTGGAGTTCATTTATCCCGAAGGTCCGCCAGGTCCGGAAGGTCCTCCTGGTCCGGCCGGTATTCCTGGTCCACCGGGACCTCCAGGCCCAGCAGGAACAGCGGCGACATTCATATTTACGCAATCAACTCCTAGTGCATCGTGGGACATTCTACATAATCTTGGTCAGTATCCGTCTGTTACCGTCGTCGATACCGGTGGTTCTGAAGTAATTCCTAGTGTGCTCTACATTAGCAATAATCAAATTGTGCTTACTTTTGGATCGGCAACGTCTGGCAAAGCATACCTTAACTAAGGAGGCTCGATGCCAACTCTTGGCGCTCCACTAGATTTCGCCAAGTTGGAAGGCCGAAATTTCCAGGCCCATCAGCTTGGCACGGCCCCGAGCTCACCGGTTAAGGGGCAGTTATATTTCAATACTGGCGACAATACGTTGTATTGGTATGATGGAACGACTTGGCAGTCGGCAAAAGGCGGCACAGGTACACCGACTGGTCCAGCTGGTGGCGATCTGAGCGGTACTTACCCGAACCCACAAATTGCACCAGCTTCAATTGTTGATGCGGATGTAGCAGCAGCCAACAAAGATGGTACTGCGGCTACACCTTCGTTGCGAACATTAGGTACTGGCGCCCAGCAAGCGGCTGCCGGTAATGATTCGCGTCTCAGCGATGCTCGAGCCCCAACGGCCCATAAGACTACGCACGAACCGGGTGGATCCGATCCAATGACAGTTGATGCAGTTGCAGGAACGGGTTCGTTGAGAACTCTTGGTTTAGGAAGTCCGACCAAAGGTATGCCAGGCGATACACCGTTGAACTCAATTGCTGTTCCGACGGCGGCTGTGAGTTTCAACTCGAAGAAACTCGCAAACCTGGCCGACCCAACACTTGCTCAGGATGCGGCGACCAAGGCCTATGTCGACAGCGTCGCCCAAGGTCTTGATGCAAAACAATCGGTTCGAGTAGCGACGGTTGCAAACATTGCTGATTTGAACAATATTGGAAGCACGATCGATGGTGTGACACTGCTTGATGGCGATCGAGTTCTTGTCAAAGACCAAACTACTCCAGCTCAAAATGGTATTTACTATGTTCTAATCTCTCCTCCGTATATGTTGATTCGGGCATTTGACATGGACGCGTGGACCGAAGTTCCTGGCGCCTATGTTTGGGTCGAAGAAGGAACTGCGAACAAAGATACAGGTTGGGTATCAACGGCCGATCGTGGTGGAACACTTGGTACAACAGCGATTCCGTGGTCTTTGTTCTCGAGTGCAACCGGAATCAATGCTGGGGCAGGTCTTGTAAAGACTGGACAGACAATCGACGTAGTGGGCGCAGGCGGAATCACGGTTGCTGCCGATTCGATTGCGGTTGATTCGACTGTGGCACGATATTACTCTTCGGCTACTCATGCCGCAGCTGCGAGTTGGGGATATACGCAGGCAACGCACGGATGTAAGGCTTCGCGAGGTTTGATCGTTCAATGTCAAGTGGAGGCGTCTGGCGCGATCGTACTTCCCGATATTGTGGTTGCGGCAAACGGTGATGTGACGATCACATTCGCAGCCAGTCAGGGAGCGAATACGATCCGAACGACGATAATTGGATAATGCCTGAAGTTGTCGGAACATTTATACCTCCGAGGCTTTCATCTGCACCAGCATCACCAACTCCTGGACAGCTATATTACGATACGACGTCCAATACACTTTACTATTGGAACGGAACCCAATGGACCGCAGCTTCGGGCGGGCAGCAATTAATCTTCGATAGCGATCAGATCGGTACAATCAAAGCATTTTCTGGAGCAACGATTCCTCCGAATTGGTTGCTTGCCGATGGGCGTTCTCTTTTGCGCACGGACTATCCCGATTTATTTAATGTAATCAGTACGGTTTATGGCGCAGCTGATGGAACGCATTTCAACTTGCCTGATCTTCGTTCAAGGTTTATTTACGGTGCGACGACGCCTGCTGGAAACGGTGGTGTCGGTGGCGCAGCTACTCATACGTTGTCAGCTGCCGAAATGCCTGTCCATAACCACGCAGCTTGGGTTCCAGGCGCAACGTATCCGAATAACTATAATACGTATGCTGGTGTCGCTGGTGTTACAGCTGTTGACAGGTGGAATAATACTGCGGTTGGTAATGCAGGGAGTGGAGCTGCGCATAACAACCTTCCGCCGTATATTCTCATGGCGCAAATTATCAAAGCAGTTGGTGCTCAAATTGTGGCTGGAGCTCCAGTTCCTCCGCTGGTCACCTCGCTTCCAACAAACCCAGTCGATGGGCAAGAGTGTTATTATCTAGCTGACGCAACGAACGGGATCATTTTTTATTTGCGTTATCGAGCGGCTGCTCCTGGCTCGTACAAATGGGAATTTGTTGGTGGTTCACCGTTGTATGCTGAGGTACTAACTAACGAAAGTACTGGTTCAGCCACTTATACGGCTCTTGCAACGGCTGGTCCAGCGATTGCGTTGCCGCTTGCGGGTGATTACATAGTTGAACTCGGTTATAACGGTAACAATATGGCAGCACAACGAACATACATGAGTTATGATATTGGAGCAACTGGAGCCGTTGATGCGGATTGTGCAATGACGTACGGAAATGCAAACGCATCGATGGAAGCGACAGTCGCGCGTGCGCGTAGGAAGAACGGACTTGGTGCCGTTACGTTGACGGCAAAGTATCGAATGTCTGCTTCGACTGGTTGGTTCCAAAATCGTTGGATGAAGGCGATTCCAGTGAGAGTCGGATGAGTAATCATGGTCAATTGGGATTGGTTACTTGCATTCGTAACCGCTTTAGGTAGTGTAATGGGGTCGAGTTGGGCGATCAAAGCCATAATAAAGCACGAAATGAAAAATTGTGACGACCGAATGGAGGCTTTTAGGGAAGGATTAGAGCACGGTGAAAAAAATCGCTAGCATAGCAGTAGTATCGCTTGTGCTTGCGGCTGGATCTGGATTTTTTGTAGCCATGGCGCTTAGTCAAGACTCGTCACAGGCAGCCACAACTACTACAGTCACGATTCGTAATGGAGCAACTGGTCCCACAGGTCCGGCGGGTCCACAGGGAGAGCAAGGACCTCCAGGAGAACGTGGCCCAACCGGAGAACAAGGTCCACCAGGACCACCAGGCGGGGGTCCGTGCGCGGGCGCGCCTGAGAGCTGGGCGCCAGGAGTTCTAGTTATTAACCATCCCGGAGGACAGGTTCGAATCTGGACTTGTCTAGCGCCATGACAAATTTGGACAAGACCTTTGTGACGTTTGCAAAAGGGCTGTTCATTCTTCTGGTGTTATACGGTATTGGGATGATTCTAGTGGTGTTAGCGGGTCCGAACGAATTGGCAACCAAGCTGATCAGTGTCTGGTCAGGAATGTTCGGTGCGGTTGTCGGTTTGGGCTCAGGATATTTGATTGGTCGAACGCAAACTGCATACGAGAAATTGGAGGAAACAAATGGGAGTAGAGAATCTGACTGACACGGTTCTCGTCGATGGCGAAGAGCAGGGACCGATTGCGCCTCAGATGGAAGCGCCTGGTGATGCGCCTCCAGCAGAAGAACCTCCGGCAGAAGAGCCCGAAGAGGCCCCAGCTGAGCCCGAAGAGCCAGCAGAAGAGCCAGCAGAGGAGCCCGAGGAGGGTAACGGGGAGGAATAAGCAATGCCTGGACCAGCTTTCTATCGAGATCTATACGGACCAAGATCAGATCCCAAGAAATACCCAATGTCTGGGGACGATGTCATCGCGATTAAGCGGGTCCTCTCGAGAGCTGGATATTTGCCATGGACGCAATTCACAAATGTCTATGGTCAAAATACAGAGGACGCTTGTCGCGAGTTTCAGCGTGATGTAGGAATTAAAGGTCCTAACGGAAGTGATCCATCAGGACATTACGGTGAGAAAACTCACGATGCGCTCAGAAACGCTCTTCGTTATGGTTATCCCGGTGAGTATGCTTGGGATGATTACTCGACAAAATTGTATGCGGAAGCTATTGTACCAAATGAACCTCCTTCGTTTGCTTTCAAGCGTATCCTATACAATGCGAGCTCGAGCAAGTACCCGATGAAAGGCGACGACGCTCTGGCGGTAAAGAGAGCTTTGTCGCGGGCCGGGTTTATCGGCTGGCAGGATTTCAACAACGTGTACGGCGAACAGGCGATCAAGGGATGCATCGCTTTTCAGAAGTCGGTCGGGATCAAGGGAAACGACGGTGGTCCCCCACAGGGAAATTATGGTGAGTCGACGCATAAGAAGTTGCTGAAAGCGAAGGCCGAAGGTAAGCACGAGTGGGCTTTCGACGATTACTCGGCCAAGTTGTACAAAGGTTATAAAGAACCAAGTGCTGGCGGCAGTGGTCGAGACGCGACGATGAACCATCACTCGAAGCGTGTTGGTTACACCGAGCAACCTGCCGGATCAAATTGCGATAATCGTTCGGACGGTATTCGTACATCGCAGGATCATACAGCGGGGGGCGGAACTTGGCTCCGTAATCAGCCATGGTGTGGATGTTGGTGTTTCTACGGACTCGAAGCTGGGGGAGTTAAGGGGCTCGGATCGTGGATGGCTTCTGTCGCCTCGATTGAGGATTACGCAAAGGCAAAGAAAGGTTGTTTCAAAGGTTGGACAACCGATCGTTCCAAGGTGAAGAAAGGCGACTTGGCAGTAATCGGCGGTTATGGTGTTCACGTCGAGACTGTTCGCGGTTTCTCAGGATCGAGCACACTTACATACGGCGGGAACACAAGCCCAGGTAGTTCAGGATCTCAGTCGAATGGAGGTGGAGCATTTGCTAGGACCCGTTATCCCTCTGAGGTTCGAGGCTACGCCCTTGTCCGATTCCCAGGCGAGTGACTGGTCAAAAGAAACACCTTCCGATGATCTTCTTTCGGAAGAAGCGAAAAGACGTATAGCCGAAGATACTCCTCCTCCCTCGGAAGAGACGGAGGAAGATGAGGAATCAAGTACAGACTAATGTAAAGTGGGTGAAGTGATGGAACAGAGTATTCTTACTAGTACCAAAAAGATCCTGGGGATTGCTGAAGATTATACCGTATTCGATCTTGATATTATCACGCATATTAATAGCGCATTTTCCACTCTCACCCAGCTGGGAGTTGGCCCAGCTAACGGTTTCATGATCGAAGATGCTACTGCGGTATGGTCTGATTTTATTACGGATGTTCCCGCCGGAAGCTATGAGCCTTCGACCGGCGATGATCTTCAGTATAATTCGGTAAAATCGTATGTTTTTCTACGCGTCAAGCACCTCTTTGACCCGCCAACGACATCATATCTAATTGATGCTTCTGAGCGGCAGATCAAGGAGCTCGAATGGCGCTTGAATGTGCATCGGGAAGAAACTGGATGGACTGACCCAGATCCCGGTTTGATTGAGGAGGTAGGATAGTGGAAGAAAGAGCTGAAGCAGCTTTGGCTGAACGAGAACGACGAGATCAGCACAAAGCAGAGGAAAATCGGGCGAGACAGATGCGTCAGGGTGTTCTTACTGACGAATCCGAGGAAGAAGTGGAAGAGGAAGAAGCACCGGCACCAAAACCTAAGAGACGTGCACCCGCTAAGAAGAAGTAGGTGGCGAGATGGACGTTTCTGAAGTTGTAAAGAACGTTCTCAAGCATCACGGAGTCAAAGGTCAGAAATGGGGTGTCCGCCGAAAGGCAACTGTCGGCCCGCAAGAAGTTTTCGTTCGTCCTTCAAAATTTCCTGGTAGTAAACGACTTGTATCCAAAGGTGGCGGCGGGCATCCTGCGACAAAAGAAGCCATCAGCGCTCGTACAATTGGACAGATAGGAAAAAAGAGCGGTGTTCAGGCTCTGAGCGATCACCAACTACAAGAATATTCAAAACGAATTCAATTAGAGGAGAATGTAAAGCGACTTCAGTACACGCAGCTTAATCCTGGTCAGAGATTCGTTGCGAACATGCTTGGCAAAGGCGGGAGATCGCTTTCAGATCCTCAAACATACGCCAAAGCCTCTCGGACCAAAGCTGGTCAAAGTGCTGTTGGATACGTCATAAAGAAAAGCGGAAAAGCTGGCGCTAAAGTTGCGACAGTTGCTGCACTAGCTTAGATAGGGGACTAGCATGAGCCTATCTAATACTGCTGTACCGATTTACTATGGACAATTTCGCGAAGCAGTACTCAAAGGTGAGATTCCTGTCAATCGCGAAATCTCTATGGAGATGAATCGGATTGATTCGCTCATTGCTAACCCTAACATCTATTACGATGACGAAGCTGTCGAAGGGTTTATTAGATACTGCGAAGGAGAATTGACTTTAACCGATGGATCCGATTTACATCTTCTTGATTCGTTCAAACTCTGGGCCGAACAAATCTTCGGTTGGTATTACTTCGTTGAACGTAGTGTCTATGTCCCCACGAAGGATAATCATGGTGGACATTACGAGAAGCGGCTGATCAAGAAACGCCTGATCCTTAAGCAGTACCTAATAGTCGCCCGCGGTGCGGCCAAGTCTATGTACGAGTCGGCGATTCAAAGCTACTTCCTAAACGTCGATACGTCGACCACCCATCAGATCACAACGGCGCCGACGATGAAACAGGCAGAAGAGGTGATGTCGCCTGTTCGTACATCGATCACCCGTTCCCGCGGCCCGTTGTTCAAGTTCCTTACCGAAGGATCCTTGCAGAACACGACCGGATCTCGAGCCAACAGAGTAAAGTTGGCGGCAACGAAGAAAGGTGTTGAGAATTTTCTCACCGGCTCGTTGCTCGAGGTTCGTCCGATGGCCATTAACAAGTTACAGGGACTCCGACCAAAGATCTCTACGATCGACGAATGGCTGTCTGGTGATCTTCGTGAAGATGTGGTTGGTGCGGTGGAGCAGGGGGCCTCAAAACTGGAAGACTATTTGATTGTGGCAGTCAGCTCGGAAGGAACGGTCCGAGCAGGTTCGGGTGACACAATCAAAATGGAACTAAATGATATACTCAAGGGTGAGTACTACGCGCCGCACGTTTCGATTTGGCATTACAAACTGGATGATCTGGAAGAAGTAGCCGATCCAGCGATGTGGGTAAAGGCGAATCCAAATCTGGGAGCAACTGTTTCTTATGAAACCTATCAACTCGACGTCGAACGTGCAGAAAAGGCTCCAGCATCTCGTAATGATATCCTCGCGAAGCGTTTTGGTATCCCAATGGAGGGCTACACGTATTTCTTTACATATGAAGAGACTCTCCCGCATCGTAAACGAGAATTCTGGCAAATGGGCTGCGCGATGGGCGCCGATCTTTCGCAGGGTGACGACTTCTGTGCGTTCACCTTCCTCTTTCCGTTAGGACGTGAGCAGTATGGGATTAAGACTAGGAGTTACATCACTGAACTGACGTTGTTTAAACTTCCCGGAGCTATGCGACAAAAGTACGAGGAATTTATCAACGAGGGAAGTCTTCATGTGATGCCGGGTAACATTCTCGACATCATGGAAGTTTACGATGATCTCGATAACTTCATTCAAACTTCCGAGTATGATGTTCGTGCGTTTGGATACGACCCATATAACGCTAAAGAGTTTGTTACCCGTTGGGAAGGCGAGAATGGACCATTCGGTATTGAAAAAGTAATTCAAGGAGCCAAGACGGAATCGGTTCCTTTGGGCGAGATCAAGATCATGAGCGAAGAACGATTGCTAATTTTCGATCAAGCGCTCATGTCTTTCGCGATGGGTAATGCGATTACATTGGAAGATACGAATGGAAATCGCAAGCTTTTGAAGAGGCGACAAGACGAGAAGATCGATAATGTCGCGGCTCTCCTGGATGCTTGGGTAGCATACAAGCTGAATAAGGAGGCATTTGAGTAATGAGTGTGAACGTAGGATCGGTAAAACTTACTATCGGTCTAGGCGATATTGCTTTGGTCGTTATTGCGATCTTCGTCATTCTTGCTTACTTTAACGGTTGGGGTTAGCGGAAGGGGGTGAGATGTGGCGCGATTTGGCGAGGCGTTGAAACACGCATGGAATGTTTTTTCTAATCAGGAACCACTAAAATCTTCACCTTGGCCAGTTCAACCGGGAGTTCAACCTTATATCGATGCTGGATATTATGGTGCGGCTTATGGGTTGCGGCCAGATCGTTTACGGCTTAGAATCCCCACTTCGCGCACTATAATTACCTCGATTTACACACGTCTTAGTATTGACGTTGCTTCTGTCGACATGCGTCATGTAAGAAACGACGAGCATGATCGCTATCTTGAAGATATTGACAGTGGTCTTAATAACTGTTTGACGGTTGAAGCCAATATGGACCAAGCTGCGCGCGCTTTTCGACAAGATATTGCTATGACTCTCTTCGATAGAGGTTGCGCAGCACTTGTTCCTGTCGATACGTCGGTTAGTCCAGAGGAATCTGGTGGATTTGACATTCTGACTCTTCGTGTCGGCGATGTTGTAACTTGGTATCCGTATCACGTAAAGGTAAGTGTATATAATGAGGCGCTAGCAAAGAGAGAAGAGATCGTTTTAGAGAAGAAATTTGTTGCTATCGTTGAAAATCCATTGTATGCGGTGATGAACGAGCCAAACTCAACTCTTCAACGTCTACTTAACAAGTTAGAGCTGTTGGATGCCATTGACACCCAATCTGCTTCTGGAAAACTTGATCTAATCATCCAGCTTCCATACGTGATCAAGTCCGAAGCTCGCAGGCAGCAGGCCGAGCAGCGCCGTGCAGATATTGAGTTTCAATTAAAGGGTAGTCAATACGGCATCGCTTATACAGACGGAACCGAAAAGATCACCCAGCTGAATCGTCCAGCCGAGAACAACCTGATGGCCCAGATCGAATACCTAACAGCCATGCTCTATGGCCAATTG